CCATTGTTTTGATTCTAAAATACCATTAAGAAATGCATCAGAATAAGAAGGGTCGGCTACACAATCAATAGCAACAAGCTTCATTTCAGTAACATGACCAACGTCTGACTCACCTTCTTGATCAATTTTACCTAATGCTCTAGAGGACATCCCGACTCTAACTCCATCAAGCACTAAGCTTTTTACTATTTGACCAGTTGGAGTATTTAACACTTTACTCTTACCATAAAAAATGTTACCGTCTTGTTTCATTTCAGTAACTATATGGCAGGCTCTCTCTAGATCAACATCAGCAGTAGTAGGATGATTTAACTCACCCATAGCTCGATCTGTTTTTATCATCTCCTTTTCATATCGCGCTACTTCAGTAATCATATTTTCGAGATCATATACGCGCTTGTTTTTATTGACCTCTGAAGCCATCATGTATGGTCCTTTAATATATAACCGTTCTCCAGACTGAGCGTTCTTCTCTTCTATAATATATTCAAACTCAGATGGGTCCGTTTTCTCTACTAATAATTTAAAGGCCATAGCTGTATAAAATATTTATTGTTTCTATTACTTTTTTCCGCTAAATAATTGCTTTTCTGTAAGAATTAAAAACTTATATCCATGATCATCTGACCACTGCTTCGCAGCTTTCCACTTAGCTTGATTAATATCATATGTAACTTGTTCGTGTAGAAATGTACTTTGCTTCTTTCTACCTCTCATTACTGGTCGTTGAGTTTGACTATAAGGTTTAATTTCTACTAAGTACTTTGCCTTACGGTTCCCTTCATTTAATACAAGACTGTTATCAACATAATAGCGATGAGTTCTAGTATCAACCGGACTAATATATGGAACAATTACCCCTTCACTCGTCCACTCTAATACATTAGAATTATAATCACACCATCTAAAGAAACGGAGTTCCCAAGAGCTCCTATACTGCGGATATTTTTTACCTTTGAATTTTTGATTATAGACAGGTCGGTATATACCTTTTTTAAAATTACCTTTTTTATGAGGAGCCATTACCCTACAAAGAACATCGGAGGAGCAGCATCGCCAAAGCCAGGAGTGGCTCCCTTCAGTAACATCTCTTCTAATTCTTTTTTCTCTGTTAATCCTTCTTGTAGGATAGAGGCATCTAAAGTAGTGCCACCAAACAACTGAGCACTACCAAACTTACCTCTTACTCGACCTAATGTAATTTTTGTAAGTGCTAATGCGTATTGATATACCCAAGGCTCTTTAATTAAATCATATACTGGTTTTTCTACGTAACAACTAACTACACCATAAAACCGTTCACCAGTTTTAGGTTCAGGTATTAAGAGCATGTGTTGAGTTCGCTCATCAAACTTAAAGTATCTTTTTGTTGAGAGCATTTTCTCTCGTGTTTCGAGCCATTGCTTTAATATGTACCAACTAATTAAATCAAAACCATAGTTACCCATTGCGTAACTAAAATAGGTTTGTTGCGCTAAAGTTTGCTCAATTGTAAATAATGTATTTAAACTACTACTACTAGACTCTTCATGACTATATACATCAATTACTTTTCTACTTTGTCTGGTGAGACTATCAAACCTCCCTATAATAGGATTAGTAGCAGTAAGCTGAGTTAATGTAGTAACATCACTTAACGTATCATTTCTAGATGCATTAACCGATCCACCTTGAGTAACATTACTATCCAAGAAGATACCAACTGATACACTATTTGTATATGTACACAAGGGATCAGAATAAGAATTTGTTTCATCTGAGGCTCCTGGAACTGCACTAATATCAAACATCGACGTTGTGGTTGTATAAACATCACCATACTGAGTGAGGCTGACGTCTACACCTGATAACTCCATATTAACAGAAGATAAAGTTACAACAAGAGCTTTTGATACATGAGCGTTACCATCGTCCAATGTTACTGTAAATGTATATTCAGATGGATCAATAACCGTATCATCTGAATCAAACTCAAATAAAGATATAAAGCCAGTATCACTACTAGTAAATGTCTTTGCTGTTACAGTAGGAACATCTGAGGTTGTGGCTACTGTAACCTCTACATCGGTAGTATAAGTAGCAGTTAACTCTGGAGTTAAAGTTAATAACTCCGATATGTTTAACCCCTTACCACGAGTATACTTATCACTATCAAATACTAAATGTTCCTCTGTGTATCCAGCAAACTTGCTAAACATTTCTGTCGCTATAGCAATATTAGTATATATCTGATTACCATGAAGCTCTAAATTAACAATTGGGTAACCTAAAGCATAAGAAATTCGATCACCTAGCCGCGAATATCCATTAACTGAATTAGCTAAATATGTAGAATATAAATGACTTCCTGCGCTTAAATAAGTATCTGACCATGTATCTGTCGCCACATAATTATTTATGTCGGCAACGCTGAAGTTTCTCCACCAGGAGTAGGTACTGGTTCAGGTGCCGGTGCTTCACCACCAGCGTCTCCACCCGGGGCTCCAGTCGGGCCCATGTCGGGTGGCATCTCTTCTCCACCAGGACCAGCAGGAACACCACCACCAGCTGGTGCCGCTCCTCCGCCACCAGCAGCCCAATCAGTGCCACCACCTCGAATTTGTTCTAACTCATGTTGTAGTGCTGCGTCCTTACGCAACCAAGCTCTATTAGCCTTGACCATTTCATCTGTCCATCCCAACCATTCCTTCTGACCATACCCTTGAGATATAGATTCATTACCAGTAATATTAGTAAAGTTGTTGAGTTTAAGATCCATTATTTGCTGACGGCGCAATTCAAAATAATTAGCAGGAGGTACAAATTCTAAATCAAATCCATTCTCCCGAAGCTCAAACGTCTTCCACATCTTCTTTAGTTTGAGATGAGTGATAAACGTTTCTTTTAAACCAGAAGCAAACTGTGCTTGTAGTCTAACAATAAAATTAGCAAACTTTAATTCTTCTCTTAATACATTTGCATCAGCACTGTACTGTGAGTTCTCAGTATCAATTCTATTAGTTGGTACTTTGAGAGCTTTATATAATTTTTTGACAAAATAAACCAAGTCTTGTAACTCCCCTAAGTTTTGACCTCCTGGAAGTTGACTAACCTCTGTACCAGTACTACCTTCTCTCTTTGGAAACCAATATGCATCTAATATCGACTGAGGGTTAAATGATTGAACTCTTTCATCACTATCTAAACTAAATGCTTTCTTACTCCAATAATTTTGCATTAACTTGCGAATATAACCTTCTGCTTTTGGAGGGCTCATTGTCCCAACATCAACATTAAAGACTAGGCGCTCAGGAGCTCTCACTAACCGATAAATTATAATTGAATCCTCAATTAAAGATAACTGTCTATAAGCGCGCCGGGCGTTTTCAATAAACGGAATTCTAAAGTTCTTGTTTTCATTCCATGTACCAGAGTTAATATAAGTAATCTGATTTTTTTCCATAGGAATAAAATCTTTATCCTGCATAGAATTATATTGCTCTTCAGCCTCTTTGTGGTGTTTAGCTTTTCTAAGCAAATAGGCTTTAATATGCATATTTTGAAAATTGTCGTATACCGGATCAATTGCCTGTGTAGGTACATTTATTACTCCCAATATACCTTCCGTAACATGCTTCTCATGAATAACATTTTCAAAATATAATTCTCCATCTACTAATAAATTTCTAACATACTCCCAAGCACGCTCTTTAAAGTCAAACAAATTAACAAACTTTTTAAACTCCTCGTTGAGTTGTTTAGTAATTAGCGGATCTTGAACCGACTGATCTCTAATTTTAAGATTAAGCATGTTACCATGTTCATCTTCATTTAAAAACTCATCACAAATTTCATCTAAAGCATCTGCTACTTCTGCAAACTGAGCCATTGTGCGATAGTCTCTAACTCTACGATACTTATCTACGTCTAAAGTAGCGTACATTAACTCGTTGTATGCTTTATCAGCTAAAAACGATCCAACAGGATGAGCGGACTCAACCGTCTTAGGTGCAATAATAGAGTGATGAGCTAAAAGCTCTTTACGCATTGAACCTGCTTTATAGAAGTCTTCGAACTTTGGATTCTGTTGTGTTACGTCATCTATAATAGCCGCAGGTGATCTATAAGGTAAATTATTAGAAATAAATTTCTGTAATCCTCTTCCGAATGTTCCTTTTTGTCCGTCTGGCATCTTAATTTATTGTAATTCCTGTTGTCCCTACATCTGTACTAAAAATTCCATACCCGGCTGGGTTAATTGCTATTACGTCAACTGAACCAGTTGCGGTTATCATAGGAAACGTAACAGACATAGTATTATAACTATTTAAGGCATAAGTGCCAGAAGGAGCGATTCCGGATGTTGAAATAATATACCCGCTCACCTCTGGATATGTAGCTGACAGGCCTGATACAGTATCAAAATTAAATGCACTCACACTTGTTAATCCGGATGCATCTGTAAATAACGGATTGTTATCTGTACAACTTAACATTACATCAGTGATTGACTCAAAACTATAACCTTCTAATATATGAGTCGCAGAGAAACCATCATAGAGAGTAACATTATATTGGTTGCCAGTAAATTGAGGTCGAGCTGATAAAGATCTATTATCATAGTTAGCACTAAACGATGTTACATCAGTCAGTGTAGTATCATATTTTATAAATTTACTCATAATTAAATGCGCTTACTGGTACAAAGTTTTGATCAATAGTAAATATATTCTTAACATCGTCACCTGTGTTACCTCTGAACAACCAGCCCTTGATCGTAAAACTAGTATCAGCTATTACTCTAGCAGGCTGGGTACCAGATACTTCAATAGGATAATTTAAAGCAATATCACCGGACCATAAAACCTCAGATCTAATCTCATAACTACTAGCTAGA